GGTGACCGGCAAGGTCAAGCTGTATGTGGCCTCACCCAGCGGCCAGGAAAAGGTGATCGAGCTGATCGCCCCCAGCCAGAGCTTTGCCGAGGCCTTTATGTTCATGGACATGGCCTGCATGGTCAACGCCCAGGCCCTGACGGACAGCCTGCTGCTGCGCGTGGGCAAGGCGGTAGTGGTGGGCGAAATCCAGCGCGACCCGCAACTGGCCATCCGGCGCGAGATCAAGCAGCATGGAGTGAAGTTCATTCTTCTGGACTACCTTCAGCTTGTGGAGGTGAAGGGCGGAAAGAAGGACACGCGAACCGACCAAGACATCGGGGCGGTATCGAAGATGCTCAAGGAGGTTGCGATTCAACACGGACTTCATGTGGTGGCGTTGTGCGCCGAGAGCGATGACGGGAAGATCCGAAACTCGCGTGAACCGGAGTACGATTTCGACAACATCCTAAAGCTCATCGTGCGAAACGAGAAGAACCCAAGGACCGGAAACCCAATGATCGTAACCGACAAGGTTCTCTGCTCCAAGTGGAGGGACGCAGAGCGCGGGTACACCATCCGAGTTGAGATGGAAGGAAAGCATTGCCTATTCCGCGACGTAACTGGTCCCAACGCATAAACTTAGTTATTGACGAATGATAGTAATTGTGGTTTAATAGAAGAATCAATTTATGGCACAGAAACAATACGAGAAGCGTGAAGCGGCGGGGTTCGTTCCAAAGCGTTGCACGGTATGCGGGGCGAAGGTCTATCAGTACAACCCACGGGTGAAGACTTGCGACTCGACGTGTACCAGAGCGAGCAAGGAAGGGCGTACACGTCAGGAACAGATCGAGTTTGAGATCGACCTCCCGAACCCCGCCACCGAGCAGGACGAAGTATTTCGCGCCAGAAACGGTGCGTCCTCATTTGACTTAATGCAACTTGACGAAGAAGATTGAAATGGAAATTCCGAGGAATAGTTTAAGTGGACAGAACAGCCGCAGACGTGCGAGTGGTGCAAGTTCGAGTCTTGCTTCCTCGACCATTCTTTTCCATAAGCTGCAAAAGTTAGACCGCGAGATTTCTCATGCAAAATATGCGGAGAGCATGGGGTTGCTCGGATGGTGTCCAGCCTCCGAGTACGAAAGAAGGGTTTTGAAAGTTCAAAAGCTGGACCGTAAACGTACTATCATCAGAAACCAACGCAAGGCTCTAGGAGCCCCTTAACTATGCCTACCTTCACCAAGCTCCACCCTATCCGTACAAAGCCCTACACGGGGCGTATAGGCTCAAGAAACGCCATACCTGATTGGTATGGTATCCCAGAAAACTACAAAGATCGGCTCGGATTCGTTTATTTGATCGTTTGCCGACCAACAAACCGTTTTTATATCGGGAAGAAACTCTTCTGGTCCGCCACCAAGCGGGTTGGAAAAAAGATCCGTCAGGAATCCAACTGGCGGGAATACTTTGGCTCATCGAAAACAGTGGACGCCGAGATCAAGCAATATGGCAAGCAAGCGTTCTCCCGATACATCATTTCCTGCTGGGATTCCAAGAGTGAACTTAGCCTGTGTGAACTCATGTACCAACTCAAACACATCACCAACGAGAACTGCATGAATGGGATCATAAACGTAAGGCTCTACATACGACCGGAGATGAAGCTCGTCCGTGCGGACGTGGAGCTGGAAAGCCTCCTATGTCCTTTCTGATTTATCGTTGACGATAAAATGAGTTATACGCTTTACAACGTAGCCGAAGACAAAGAGCCAAAGAAATGCGAGAAATGCAAAGACATTGGGAGGGAATACTTCGCTTGGGAAAAGAGGAATAAATACGTTTCCTGCAAGATGCACCGAATCCAAATACTCACTGAAAAACTAATTAAAAGATTATGACAACCACACTACTGATCGACGTAGAAGTCGATTACAACTACACGGCAGCAACGCCTGCGAAACTCTCTGGACCTCCAGAGGATTGTTACGAGGGAGACGATGCGGAAGTGGACATTACGTCCGTAAAGTTCGCCGGAAGCGACATTATGCTCAAGCTCACTGAGGAGCAGCTCACGCAACTCAATGAGGAGGCGATGAAGGACGCCGAGGAGTCTCGCGTTGACGCCAAGACAGCTTGGGCTCTACAACGCGCTGAGGACCACGAAGAAGATGACCGTGGAGAAAGGCAATACTGAAATGGCTACCACAATCGAGCAACGGTTATTGGAACTCAGACACACGCGCCACGACAAGGTTTGTAAGAAGGCTCTTCGGTACGAAGCCTTGCGTGAGGACGCCATGAAAGCCTCCGAGGAAAAGGGAACTCCGATTACGAAGGAAGAGTTCAACTTGATGGCAGACACCCTCATCAGAAGCATGAAATGAGCGCACCAAAGCCGAACTATGGAATCCATAACCGAATCCCCAAGGACAACTCCTTGGACCAAGCGATGAGGGCAGGTTGGGAGGCTAGGAAAGCAAAGATGACGAGTCATTATCCGTATGACATGCCATCTGATTACCGGCGCGGATTTGTGGACGGAGCAAAATGGAAGGAACAAAATAAATGAAAATCATCGAACCAAGTTTTGAAATCTTAACCCCGTTTGATCGGGAAGACGCCATGCTTATGCTCAAGCGTATTGAGCGTGCGGCGAGAGTGTGCTACAAGAGCGAGGGAAAAACCACGGATACTAGTGCTCCAGAGTTCGTTCGCCGGATAGCCAATACCTTCAAGCATGAGTCCGTGATCGAGCATGAGATCGTGTCCGTGCTGATCGTGTGCGATCGCGGGGTGTCCCATGAGCTAGTACGTCATCGGCTGTGTGCGTTCTCGCAGGAGTCCACTCGGTACTGCAACTACGGAAAGTCGGATGAGATCACGGTCATCATGCCGTTCTTCTTCAAGAATGACGCGCAACGTTACGCTTCTTGGAATTGCGCTTGCACCAAGGCAGAGTGGGAATACTTGGATCTACTAAAGCGCGGAGCCTCCCCGCAAGAGGCGAGGAGCGTGCTTCCAAACTCCCTCAAGACCGAGATCGTAATGACGGCAAACCTGAGAGAGTGGAGGCATATCTTCAAGCTACGTACCAGCGATAAGGCGCACCCTCAAATGCGTGAGGTGATGATTCCGATTCTCAACTACTTCTCGGAAGTAATGCCGGAGCTATTTGGCTCATCTGAGCCAGCTAGTGACGCTCTAGCAATAGCGGACGTAAAAGCAGAACTGGAAGTATACAAACAGTGCGTGAGTAACACCAATAAAGCCTGCGAGTTCATGCGGGAAGACACAGAGCTTGACCTGACAATCGGGGATCGGTTCAGCGTGGAGGGTGTGAAGAAACTCCGCGATAGTCGGGATCTCTGGAAGATGAGGGCGATCCAGAACGAAGGGCAGTACGAAGCGGCGGAAAAAGAAGTCGGGATTCTGAAAGCTCAGATTAAAGAGCTGTACAACCAGCGCAACCAACTGCTTGAAAAACTAAAGGCATGAAACCGGACCTACGGACACGCAAGGGAAGGCAGCGGGAAGTGATTGACTACTGCAAGGATCATACTCGCATGTCGATGTTCTGGATCATGGAGAGCAAGGTGAGGGCATCCGTGGTGCAGGACATGCACGAAAGCGGGGAGCTGAAGCTAATCGCTTTAACATTTCCGATGTACCGATGCGAATACAAGGGGGAGAAATGAACTGTTCCTACTGCGGGGCTGGACCGAGCAATCGGTATTATGGGAGGGGATTCACTTGCGGATCACACATGAGTTCCACAACCCAATCCAAGCTATGTGTGGAGCGGGTAGAGCACGCCAAGACGAGGGCCGAGCTGAAGGCGATCAAGGATTACATCGCCCAACAAACAAAGGAGATGGAAGAGAAAATGTGGAAGGAAAGACCATGAAGAAGGTAAGCAAACTCACTCACGGCATGATCCCAAAGGGAACGCAATGCCCATTCACGGAAGTCTGTTCCGTAAAGGACGACTGCCCCGCCGCCGAGAAGGAAGGTAACGGAGTAGACTACTCATGCGGAATGGCAAGGTTCATCGACATATTCAGAACAAGAGAAGAAAAATTATGAAAACACAAGATAAGAAGGAAGGAGTCCCAAACTGTGCGTGCGGGTCGAGGCATTGGCCAAAACCGCTCGTAGTCGGGAACGTCATGTTTCAGGAGTGTCCAGACTGCGGCAGGTTCGCGTCTGCGTCTGCGACGGTAGAGGTTGATCTGAAAGAGAAGTGCGATCCGGTAAACCATCCGAAGCACTACACGTCCCACCCCAGCGGGATAGAGTGCATCCAGATCACAAGGCACATGAGGTTCAACCTCGGCAACGCCACAAAATACATCTGGAGAGCCGATCTGGAGAGCCGATCTGAAGAACGATGCCGTGGAGGACTTGAAGAAAGCGATCTGGTATCTGGAAGACGAGATCAAGTTGAGAACGGGAAGCCCCGATCCGGTGATGAACGCCGAGTAGTCCTATATTTTTTGGGGCTACCGTTTCTGGGGGTGGGGTAGTTTTTATCGTCAACGATAATTCTACTCCACTTCTTCTTGGTCTTTGGAGTCCCAACCGGAGTCCCAAGTGAACGAAGAGAACGGATGACGTAAAGCCGAGGTAACGCAGCAGCGCAGCAACCCAGCCGCCAGCGAGAGCGAACCAGATGCGTGCATACATAGAGAGAGAGCAAGTAGAGGTGGTATTTTATTTTTATGGGTGGTCCATTTATTTCACAGCATCACCTAGTCATGTTTTTCACAACTGCACCTTCGCAACGTTGAGCCCTGCCTGCTCACAGGGGGCATGGGGTAGGGGATGCACGCCATGCGAGTTATGGAAATAAAGAGATTCCTTTAATTATTCCCCAGCTTGCCGGATAGGGTAAAAGTCTTCCGTGCATTTCATCAAAAACACAGGATAGGCCCGCAATTGCGTTAGGATGCCCGCTATGACCTCGCAGCCTGTCAGTGGGCACATACCATTGCTTTTCCTAGTTCTTACGCATAGAGCGTACATTCTTTTGTAAAATAGTTGTTTTGCAATGTCTTGCGTGAATTATAGTCAACGATAACAGCAGTGATGGCATCACGATAAAAGTATTTTCATATTTCTCTCACAAATACGTTGACATTAAGCGGGTTTATGATATTCTGAGGATAGTTGAATGAGCTGTGCTTGTTCGGCCATTTGTTCTGAGCGGATGAAAGTCTGCTCTGATTGAAATTCTAACCTCGCTTGGATGTGCGATTTATTCCACATGCCACGTAGCAGGCGACTAGATGCACGCGTTACCATATTCAATATGTGAATGTGTGCTGCTTTGTTTGTTGTTTGCAGTCTGCTTTTATCGTTGGCAATAAAGTCAATGAGATTGGCAGGCACACAAACAACAAACCAAAATAATAAAATGAACACTACGAACGAAAAAAGTGAGTCTCACGAAAAATCAGTTGCACTTGTCGAATCATCCAACGTTGAAAGCGAGCAAATCGCCAATGCCAAGGAAGTCAAACCCACCAAAGGAAAGAAGAGCGTCAAGACGGTTGCTCTTCTATCTAAGGAACAAGCGCAAGAGTATATCGCTTCTATGCTGGCGAGCGGGAAACCGTTTGAGGGCGTGAATGCTTTGGATGTCTTTACTTTCACTAAGAATCGCATTGATGCGGCGTCAGGTGGAATGAGAGACGCTGTGCTTGCTATTGGGGCTGCGAATCTTACGGGCGAAACATTCGCGAATGCACTAGAGGAAAAGATTCGGGCGACATATCCCAAGTCTTCCTCTGATTGCTTAATGTCGGCCAGCCGGAAAATTTATCCTAAGTTGGTTGAATTGAAAGCTTTGTCATATCGCGATCCTTTCAACCTTCGCACAGTGTCAAGGCCACTCAATGACGCCAGCCATCCAGCTCACAAGACAGTTTGCGCTGGGATCAAAGCCAACAAGTCAGTTGGTGCGATTGTTAAAGACATTGAGGCCATGAAGGAAGACACGACGGGCGCGACGAATGGCGCGAACAAGCGCAATACTGATGCGGGAGGAAATGAGAATGATGGAAAAGAATCTTCTTCCTCTGACTTCATCGGCCTTTCAAAGAGCCAACAAGAAAAGGTTATGTCTGATATGATGGCTGAATATGGGCGCCAGCATAAAGAATCAAACTTGGTTATCTTTCTTGCGAAGATTGCCAAGATTTACGGGTTCGCCTTGACGGAAAAGAAATGATGAGCGCAAGCGAGTAGCAACAAGCAAAGCAAAACAGATTAAGCCGGACTAAACCTCCGGCTTTTTTTGTGCTCTGAAATAATCCTCTTATTCACGATAGATTTATCTTCTACTCTTCTATCTTTATCTCCCGATCTCTGAAATCTCCGTCCCTCATTCTGTGGTTCCGCAAAATATCCGCCGCACTGAGATTTATTGTTGGCGATAATGTCGGGCGTTCTTCCTGCCCTGTCTGCCCTGCCCACTGTATATTTCCCCTTGCTGGCGTAAACTCTGGGACTTCTTCCAGCACCATATGGCTTTCTTTTGCGCTAGGAAGCCCGCCAGAGCCCCTCTGGCTCGAAAGTAAGGGCATAGTGCCACTGGAGCTTCCTGCTGCCACTGGCGAGAGTCCTGCCTGCTGAATCACGATCATCGTATTGAATGAGTTTTTGTTTTGGTCGGTCGGTGACATGTTGTCCAACCCCAGAGTCTTTCTTACGATGCCTTCAAATCGGATCAATAGGTCTATTCGCTCCTGTTGGTCCTTGATGTTCGTGGTCTTGATTCTCTTGGCGATGATGAGCCTTTCGTCGTCAATTTCCTTCAGCATGAAGTTGTAATGCCCTTCCGCCGCGCCACTCATGCGGTCGTGTAGGGTTTGAGCTACCAGAGCTTCTGTCTTTCTGCGGAGCTGCCTGCGCTCTTCCGGCCATTTCTCCCCGTAGATCTTCTTGGCGAGATAGGATTTTGGAATGTCTTTGCACTCTGGGATCTTTTCGAGGTCACTGGCTTCCATGCCTGCCATGTAGAGAGCCTTGACTGTTACCCAATCGTGCTTGGCGAGCGGGTTGGGCTTCTTGGCTTCTTTGGTTTTGGCCTTGCGGGTTACGGCAGCTTTGCCGACTCGGACCTTGATTCTCTCGTTCTTCTGTTTGCTTCGGATCATGGCTTTGGGTTCATCTAGCTTTGTTGGTTGGGTGTTTTATCGTCAACAATAACGAGAAAATCAAGCAAGATTACCTTAGACATAAAGCAGATTTATGTTGACATAGTATGCCGCTTAGTGTACAATAGATGTAGAGTTGAGAGAGATCTCCGCTCCATTGTTATTTTCCAATTAGATACCGGCAGATGAACAGCGACGATCTATTCTCGCCTCTTCCGGTAGGGTTACATGGTTTTAGAGGTTTTTGAGGCATCGGGATTATAGTCAGCGATAAAATCGTTGGCTGTGGTTCCGGTGTAATGTGGCGAGGTCGGGAATTGTTCCCGCTCTCTTGGTGACAAGCCCAACACAACACAGAGTCATCCTCAAAATAATATGACTAAGAAACACTTCATCGCTCTAGCAGAGCATATCAAACGCAATCGTGGGTTATTCTCACGGGAATCAATCGAAACGCTGGCGGATTTCCTCCGCTCGCAGAATGCACAATTCAAGAAAGATCGTTGGATTGAGTTCATTGAAGGGAAATGCGGACAGAATGGAGGGAAGATCTAATGATTCCAGAGAATCGAAAGATCAGCTTCCTCCGCACAGTGGTCGAGCATGCACAGAAGTTTGCCGTGACGCTGCTGTGCATTTGGATTGTGTACTGCGTCGGGACGGTGAGCATTGAGTTCTTGATGCTCCTGTTCCGGTTGCAACACCAGCAATAGACATTCCGGCTCTCGTTTGTAGTCAACTATAAATGGGAGTCGGCAGTCTGTTCAATGGTGAACGGAAAAAACCTCAAACAAATATATGAAATACCAAGTAATAGTCGGAAACATCGGAACGGTCTGCGATACGGATTCCCTAGTGGAAGCCAAGCACACGTTCCGAGAATATGTCAGGCAATCGGAAAAGGGTTACGGACGCTCCGCTGGCGAGCCTGTTACCATCATGGATAGTAATGAGCCTTACAAAGAATACATTCCAGATCCTCCCAAGTTGAGAATCCCCATTTCTCACGTCCAAGAGCTTCTTGTTCGTTTGAAGCGGGGGATTGGTGATGAGTATCGGGCGACTGTGGAGGACACCAAGCCTTCAATGTGCGTCACGATAGCAACGACAGACGGGAAGAGTTGGAATTATCAGACGGGAGATAATTCCTATACTGGCGGGGCGTATGGATGCCAGCATTGGGCTGTCGTCTATCTCTACCGTAACAGCAACACGCGGGAGATTGCAAAGGACGCTTTGAATCAGTTGTCGGACTTGATGTCCAGCTAGACACTCCGCTCATTATTTTATCGCTGACGATAAAGTAGTGGGCGGCAGTCTGGCAGAATAAACTGCTCAGAAAACAAAACCTCAAAATATATGAAATCAAGCACAGCATTTAATCATTACGAACGCCTAAAAGGGTGGGCGACAAGTGAACTGTCGGGAGTAAGGATTTATCTTTCCACTCACGCCGATCTTTTGACTCGGCTGTCTGAAAAGATTTATTCTGATCCGGCATACAAGAAGCTTCCTTGCTACTATCGCACGAAGATCTCGACTCTCATTGAGGAGAGAATGGAAGACATCACAAACAAGCAGACCGTTTGGATGTACGATATTGGCGCGGAGCTTCCGGTGGATTACGATTCCCTGACAGACTTTCAACGGGCGAAGGCTTGTTGCAAGGACGGGATCGTTGCCCATCGGTATTGGCTGAGAGAGATCACTCGGCACGGCAAGACGTGGCATGAGCATGATGGTAAGAAGTTCTCACGTCATTGGGAGTTGACCAACAAGATTTGGTTTTAATCTTATGGAATATCCAGATTGCTATTTGCACGTTTTGGAATGCCGGTCAGGTCAAGAGTGGATTGTCCCGATTCTGGGAGAGACGACTCTTGATTTGGAAGCACGGGTTAAAGATTGGGTAGGGTCCGAGTTCCAAGGGGAACTCAAACTTGATCCTCCTTTGATGCCGAAATTGGATGGCGATTATTACGCCAAGATAATGACAGATGGACGCCCTCCCGACTCCTGCATTTACTGGACGGGTGGAGGGTTCTATCTGAAGCAAACCTAATCAGACACTCCGTTTATCGTTGACGATAAGGAGAAACGAAAGTTTCGAGTCCTAATTCAACGGTGAACGGAAGTCTGCTTGGAAGCAAGCGGAGAAAGAAACCTCAAAATAAATACTATGAACATCAAAACAGTCTTACGAAATTGTAAGGAATATGCGGCGAAGTATCCCAACTCTTACGATAGCTGGCAGGCAGATTGGAAGTCTCTTCCGAGTTGCCATGGTTATCGCACGATGGAAGGAAGTTCGGTCTGGTTCTTTGAACACAAGAAAGAAAAACTGATGGGCGTCTCTTCAGACCGCATCATGTTTCATTATTGTGACAAGATCCTTGATCGGGTTCGTCATACCGGATGGTACGCCGATGCTTTTCAAGAGAACGTGTATCGCGGAGTTGTTGCTCGGTTTGGAAAGACTTATCTTTCTGGATACGAGGATCGGCAATGCAACACGATTATCTTTGAGTTGGATCGGTTTGAAGATGAAGAGTCTGCTGCCCGTCGATCTAACG